CTCTTAAGACGAAATCTGTATCTAAGTCTCTGATATCAGCATATCGCTGAGAGAATTCTTGAAACGAAAAGGATCTATGCCTTAGTAATTGTCTAGCAATATCACGTGTTGTTTCAATCTCAATGCACGCAGACGCCATTTCAAATGGGCTCCAATGCCGATGCTTAATTAAATAATCTAAAAGCTTAGCAGTTGTTTTAGTATTCGCCTGATTTGATGGATTAGAAACTCTTGCACAATATGCAACTAAATCTTGAATATTTTCAAGCCCCATAATCCCAGGTTCACCTGAGTGAACATGCTTTACCGGCTGGCTATATGATATAAGACGGGTTTTCATTATTTGCCCTGTCCCCTATACTTTTTATATCCACGTTTTTTATGTTTATTCATCGATGCCATCTTAACGTTTCTGCGGCCGATGCACGTCTTCTTTGAATTAGTAAAACCTTTTGCCATTATCTATTCCTTACTGTATTTTAAAATCTTTAAAGCGTTCATTCATGTGGGACTTATCAAAAGCCGGAACATCATCCATGACACCATCAGTCGCATTCTCTGCATCATAAAGTCTCATCCTTGACCGGTCAATACCTATAACAAATCTTTTATTTGCATTAGGATCGTTATATCTATTCTTAAGTTGTTTGACCATTATTTGGCCTTCTGTCTCAAGCTCTTCTGATGATATAAGGGCGAACATGAGATCTGCGGTAGCGGGTAATCCAAAAGACTCGGACGTATCTTCAAGCCCAGGATCCGAGCTAGTATAACCACTACGAGTCGTTTGTGTTGCAGATACGATCGGAACGTCAAACTCCACCGCAAGACCTCGTAGCTCTTCAGCAATTGCTTTAATGTAGGTGTATGAATTGATTGCACCACCCATTCCTTTCATACGAGAAGAAGAACATATATTAAGATAATCAATAAAAATCATATCTGGCACAAAGTTCTTTTTTAGTTTAAGTTCATTGAGCAAAGCTCGGAAGTGTCCGGTATGAGCAGAGCCAGTTGGATACTCTTTAATAATAAGCTTGCCATTTGTCTTTGCCGCAACCTGATCAACTTTAGAAGTCAGCATATCTTTCGTGATGTGCTGTAACTGATCTAACGGAATATTTAATAGATTAGCATCAATGCGTTCTGCAATACGTTCTTCTGCCATTTCCATGGTAATGTAAAGTACGTTTTTTCCTTGAGTAAGGACATTACCTGCCATATGACACATAAACAACGATTTGCCTACACCTGTGCCAGCAAGAGCGATATTAAGAGTTTTATTAGGTAATCCGCCTTTGGTAATCTTGTTAAAATAATCTAAGTCAAACGGAATACGCTCTTCATCTTCGTGATAAAACTCATAACGTTTTTCAACATCTTCAATATAGTCATGACCTACAGACGGATCAAATGTTACAGATAAGGCTTTTGATAGCAAGTCAGGCATAGCGGTTTTAGTAAGTGTCTGATGCTTGCCGTCAATAATACTAATGCTTTCCATTACTGCATTATGAATAGCTCTGTCCTGACACCATTTTTCAGTAGTATCTATAAGCCATTCTTCATCAGCCTTCTCACTCTTATCAAACACATTCGGTAAAATTTCCATAGCCGCAGTGTATTGATCATCATTAAATTTATCAGACTGATCTATTTCTATTTTAAAAGAATCAATGGTAGGAAGTTTATTATACTTAGCAACAAACTTTGCTACCTCTTTGAACAGCTGATTGTACACTCCCTGAAAATATTCAGGTTTAATAAAAGGAAGAACCTTACGAGTGTAAGGCTCATCAATCAATAGATGTTTAAGTATTGTCTGTTCAACGTTACTCATTATTTTCCATTTCGTTTAAGTTATTAACTAGTATGCTTTCTAATATTTTTCCGGCGTATTTTTGAAAGTCGACATTGTCAACCGACAATTCGTTATCAGGAGAAAAATGCATGTTAAAATCGAATTTCATTTCAGCACTATTGTCATCGAATTTAATATTACCAAAGCTAATTACCGACTCAATGAATTCGCCGTTTTTGATACGAATATGCCAGTATTCCTCATCGCCGGGTATTAACTCATAATCAATATTTTCTTCTAGCATATTAGGAATTTTAACCATTAGCATCCTCCACGATATCATCCATATCTACTAAAGATTGATGACCAATACTATATTGCTTCTTTAAGAAATCTTTAAAATCTGTTTCAGCAAAGATTGGATCCCAGAAGGATTTATCAAGAGTGGCATCATGCCGAACCTTAGATCCAATTTCTCCAGATGTCTGATCAACAGCAGCATACCAGCCATTAGAAGGCTTAGTGACATAACCACCAGCAAGAGCGCAATCGAGCAACCCAGAGTACTTACGGACACCACCGTCCCAGGAAACAGTAATAGGAATTTTAGACTTTTCTTTAACATAACGACTTTTCTCCACGTTAATTACAAAGTGATAACCTTGAATCTCAGTGCCTTTCTTATCTTGTTGCCGGCCGAGGATCCAGATATTATCTGCGCTGTAGTATATACCAGTACCTCCACCAACAATAGCCTTTGGAAATAATCCAATTTCCATATACGTGTGATTGACAGCAATAAGTGGAATATTCTTCATTGTAAGATACGGTGTAGACATGCGGAACAAACCTTTTAAGGCTTTGGCGCGAGACATATCTGCAACGGACTTTTCATTGATAGCATCTTCTAATTCTTTTTTTGATGCTAAGTTGCCAATAGAGTCAATAACAATAATGACTTTATCATTTCTATCAATCTGTTCTAGTTGCCCAATAAGATCAAACTTGAGTTCTTCTACGTTAGCAATAGGAGTATGTAGAATGCGGGATGTGTCAATGCCAAACTGCTCAAAATAACTTTGAGGTGAACCAAACTCTGAGTCATAGAATAGCATAACAGCATCTGCATGTTTCTTGAGATAGGCGCCCGCCATCAACAATGCAAAAGAAGTCTTAAAGTGTTTAGACGGTCCGGCTAGAACCGTAAGCCCGGGCGCTAGCCCGCCGTCAACTGATCCCGACAATGCCACATTAACCATAGGCACATCGGTCGGAGTCATATCTTTCTCTGTAAAAAACTTAGAGTCTGCTAGGACTTCAGCCGTTTTGATTTTACTGTTTTTCTTCAGTTTGTCCATAATCGACATTTTGTTCTCTTTCTCTTTCGTCTAATTCATACATAGCTCTGTATTCATTATTAATTCTAACACATTCTCCAAGCAATGTAAACCCTTTATCGTGATTAAATAATGCACTTGTATCTTTTGGAAAGCATGCTCCACCATATCCACGTTTATTGTCAAGACCTGGCACCGCAGTATGAGATTGTCCAATACGTGGGTCGGATATAATAGCGTTTACTATTTTATTATAAGAACCCTTGTTATTTTCTATCACATCGTAAAACTGATTAAAGAATAACACTTTCATAGCTAAGAAAGAATTGATCCCATACTTGACATAGCTGGCATCTACTGCTGACATGCGATGAACCGGACAAGGCCGGCAAAGACTATGCTCTTTATAGTAGAATTCTAAGTCATCAATAATACCGTTTTCACCACCAAAAATATGCATACCTGGATTGATGAAGTCGTCAACAGCATTTTTTTCTGTAAGAAACTCAGGGTTATATATGATTCTATTTCCGCCTGATCCTTTTATAAGACTTTTTATAATATCAGGAGTAACAGTCGACTTAATGACAATAATACCTGACATTCGTTTTTTAAGTTGTTTGACGGTGTCTACTAAGATACTAGAATCAATAACTCCGTTTTTTCCCATTGGCGTTGGCACACATACAAATGCTATATTTTCTTGTAATTTAATATCTTTAAGACTTACATTGTATTTAGGATCTACTAATTGTATTCTTACACCCGGAGTTTTAAAACCATATTCTACGGCCTTACCGACAAAACCATGGCCTACAATAGTAATTTTCATTCTTTTATCCTATATTTGATAGACGAGTTCTTAATTCCGATGACGAAAATCTATGATCTCTTTTATTATAATACAATTCAATGTTTCTGGCAGAACAAATAGATCTGCCCGTAAACGTATCTCTTTTATATTCTTCACCTAAAATTCTTACGTCGAAATGAAACATCTGCAGAATGTCTTCTAGATCTTGCTCCGTTTGATATGGAATTATTTCATCTACATATTTTACGCCTTGAAGCTGAGTCCATCTTTCTACTAAAGATTGAACCGGTGAATTCTTATTTGACCGATCTACACTCGGATCTACTTGCAAACCGCATATCAGATAATCACAAACTGTTTTAGCTTCTCGTAACATTGATATATGACCTGCATGTAGCAGATCAAACGTCGAAGCAGTAAATCCTATTTTCATGGGTTTGAACTATCGTCATCAAAGTCATCATCCATATGATATCCTACAGTTTCACGTTCAATATCGTTATGATTAAACTCGGCCCAATATAATTCATAAGCTATGCCTTCTTTAAGACATTCAAATTGATGATAGAGACCAGGTTTTACTTTATGATACTCTCCTTCATCTAGAACAGTGACATCACATAAATCATAGTCACGCTGCCATGTGCGGATAAGCATTTTACCAGATTCAACATAGAAGCCATTCCATTTATAACGATGCAAATGTTTTGAGCAAACTCCACCTTCTTCCATTTCAATACGATGAAACTCTAAAGCACCATTGGCTTCAATCAGTTCTGTCGTGCCCCATATTTTACCGGCTTTCATACTCTATCTCCATTAATTGTGCAATTCTTTTATATGCATTCTGTACTTCATCTTGTAATTGATGTACATTATTTTCAAGTAAATCTATTTTATTAGCTTGAGCGATAATGATCTTTCTATTTTTCTCAGCTTCCATCTCATCTGGCATCATAGCATAACTCCATTTTTATATGCGTATTCTAGTGCATTATTAGCTTCGGTTTCTAACGGCCGGTTTTCATATATATTAGCTGTATCTTTATCGATTTGTTTAATAAGATCTACGATTTGCACTGCAGTAATAGGATATTTTTTTTCAATAGCATTACCGGCAATAGATATCATCATTCTATAGATCATGCGATATCTACCAGTTCCATCAATATTAGCAATACTCATATATTCTTGTAATAATTTTTTATTTACAAATGGGCAATCTGCGTAACTAGACCAAACATAATCAGTATTATCAAGTTTAGATTTGCGGTAATCGATTATCTGTTCACGCCATGCGTCGGGCAGCCTGTCAAGAAAGTTCTTACTATTCTGTTTTTCGCTATATTCCCATTTGGCCATTAGCTCATCGGGATTAATTACCTTACCACTATTATTAGAAAATACAAAGTTATAAGCATTACTGTAATCTGCAGGAACATAATACATACGAGATAAATCTTTAGTTTGTTTATCTCCAAGCGAATCAATCTCGGTATTGAGGGCGAACCAGAAGTGCTTGATTCTATCAGCTTCAACCGTTGACGTAAGCGGAAAAACAATTCTGAACTTAGGTAAATTATGAGTGCTGCTGGCAGTAGAATAAACAATATATTTTGAATGGCCAAAGCGGTTTCTAAGATCATCTTCTAGCCCGCCTTTAGGTAAGTAATCATCAACATCAACAGCAGCCCAAGCTCCCCAATAAGCCACATTTTTGTTTGCCCGAGTAGTCCCATCAAAATAAGTAGCCGGTGATATAAGTTCAGCATCTAATTTCCCTTCAAGTTTTCTTTCCGACAGTTTATATATGAATTTTTCAAACTTGTCCCAAGACTCAAAGTCCATGCGCCTATGAGTTTTATTATCATATCTGCTCTTAAAAACAGTAAGTGAATACATTACATAAAATCTTCTAATGTGGCTACAGGTTCTGGTTTCCAATTGACGGCATCAAGTATAGGCTGCAGCGGTTCAATAAAGGTCTTCTCAAACATTATACCATAGTCTACATATGTTTGTAAACCTATTTCTTTAGGTAATATGCCAGGAAATGAAATAACATTCTCTTTGATAGGATTCGGTATCTTAAGATAAAGGAATTTTACTTTCTCACCGTTCTTGATAGTTTCATATTTTCTACCAAGATTGTTTTGGTTTATTAGATGATTATACAAGAGAGACCCACGTACGTGGATGGGTGTGCCTTTACCATAAATAGTCTTGCGATCTTTCCACTTATTTACACTTGTTACACCACGTGGAAAGGCAATGCTTTCTGCCGGCAAATTATTAAACTCATGCTTAAAGTCGGCTATAAACTTTTGCGTATCTTTCTCGGTACTATTAATAATAACTTTAAAGATCTGTTTAAACTTGTCACGAACAACTTCAGGCGTCGAGGACTTAATGGCTTCAATACCCATCATCTTTAGCTTGGGCTCTGCGAATTGTACACCTTCTGAATTATGCACATTTAAGATATATCTTTTCTTAGCGGTCCATATACCTCGATCAGCAATAACCTCGCGGGCCATTTCCATCCGAGGCATATATCCGTTCATGACAGAGAAGAATTCATCATACGATTTTGCCATTGATTTTTCAAAATGCTCTGAGCATATTTTATCAAGAAACTTGACAGGATCTTTAGGGGCGAACTGTTTAACCAATGGACCCATATTCACATAGATTGAATCAGTATCAATAGCAACAATGTAATCTTTGTTTGCTTTAGTAATATCGTTCATAGCCTTATTCATACACTGCTCGGCCCACTTAATAACAGTCTGACCCGTGAGTGTGACAGACTCTGCTAGTGCGTTATCAAAATACTTAAAGTACTTATTAGCCAGTGCGCCATACAAAGAGTTGAGTAGAATCTTAATTGCCATCTGGTTGTTTTCAAGCTGGTTAATTTTAGACTCTAGTGATTTATCTTTTGTCTTCTCATATTCCGATTGAGCAGCAAGCATTTGTTTTTTAATAGTACTTCTTTCAGCATAGTAGTCGACAATCAATTCTGGAATAATACCTTGCTTGGACCGCTCAAAGGGTACACCAGAGGCGCACACAGCATAGTGTGTGTCTACAGGCTTAGATCTATCATGTTGTGAAAGATAGTAATCGACGCCCTGAGGGAAACGAATATTATGATCGCGGCATAGGGTTTCAGGTGAAATATTCTGTTGCACAATGATATTTGGATATAGTGAATTAAGATCAAAAGATACAACCCAGTCGTGCGCGCCTACTTGAGGATTTTTAACAAAACCGCCGGCTATTGCATGCGCCTTGCCGGTTTGTCTAGCCTCTGAGCCTGGGTTGCTCTTTGAGGTTTCCGTTGCGCCGTATATGGCATATGGAACTTTTTGTATTTGAGTTATCGGTGATATGATATTATTACCTAATAGTCTACGATATATAATCGATTCCCATATATTTGTAGTGCCAAATGTATCACTCACATTTACGCCACCACGATACGCCATAGTCAGCGCTAGCGATATAAGCCCCATCTTTTTATCGATATTGTTGACAAGCTGTACATCTTTAATATTATAGTCAATAAACTTTTGGTGGTCTTCTTTGTATAGTGTATAAAGATTACCATGTTCTTCGTAAGACAGCTTCTTTTCACCTAATACAGTATAGGCAATATGATCAAGTTTATATGATTCTTGATTACCATATGAATATCCGAACTTCTTGAACAGCTCCAAGTAATCAGCCTGCTGTATTCCTACTAGTTCAAA